TCTTGTCAAGACTTGCAAAAACCCTACAATTTGATATATAATATCTTATGAAGCAGTATCGCATACAAATTAGATCAGAAGGTCTATATTATAATGGGATAGTAACTGCTGAAAATGATGCTGATGCTCTCATTCAATTCAAGAATAAACTTGAGAATGGTGAGATTGAAGCTAAAGATGAAGGTTTCTATTTAAATAATAAAATCTTCATCACATATGAGGAGCTAGGAAATGGCACTACAGAAGTTAATATCGGAGAAACTTCAGTTGGAATCTCAGTGGGCGCAACAGGCGTTGCAACAGGGTAGAGTAACTACTGATATGAAATGGATCGATATTAAAATTAAAGAGCTCAAAACAAAAATCAACGAACAAAGCGTTGAAGATGCAAAAATGGGCTTGTACGACATAGCTAGTTAAACAAACACTAGCATATATTTTAAAAAAATCGTTAAATCGTTATAAGGATATCTTGCACTAAATTATTTTTTATTTTGTGGATGAAGAAAATCATCTCCTAGTTTATACCAGTGTACTTTTCCGTTTTTGTATTGTCTTACTTTTTTGTCACAACTTTCACATTCATAAATTTCTAATTTTGATGTAGGAAAAAATGTAGTGTGTTCTTCACAATGTGGACATTGTCCAAATCCTAAATCACCAAATTTAATTATTTTTTCCACTATGTTGCTTCCCCCCAATTATTACCTAAAGCCATATCTACTTTGCTTGGTACTTTCATTGGAACATCATCAAGACAATGTTCCATTTTATTTTTTATTTCTTGAATGTCTTTATCGTCTTTAACATTGAAACATAATTCATCGTGTATTTGCAACAGTGGCCTGTGGCCGTTGTTATAGCAATCTATCATTGCTTGTTTAGTCTGATCTGCTGCGGATCCTTGGATAAGTCTATTCAAAGCTTTGTAAGTCATTGCTCTCTTAATCATTCCTCTATCATATTTAGATTCAGCTTCTTCCCTGGTCATAGATTTATGAATACCAAATGTCTTTGGTTCCCATCTATCAAATCTACAGTGTCTTCCTCTAATGGTAACGATACAACCTTTTTTATCTGCAGTTGCCATACATCTATTTGATAATTGTTTTACGAAAGGTACTTTAGAATTATACTCAGCTAAAATTTGTTTAGCTTGATCTACTTCAATACCTAGTTCTCTAGCTAATTTACCAGAACCCATTCCATAAAATAATCCTAAATTAATTGTTTTAGCTTGTGATCTAGGAATACCAGCCATATCAGCAACAACTTGATGGAAGTCTGCATCATCACTTTCATATGCTTTAATTAAATCAAATGATCCTTCAAAACCTGAATCAACTGATGCAGCATAATGCACAACTAATCTTGGTTCTTGTTGCGAATAGTCAAATGAACCCCAACGTTTACCTTCATCAGGTAAAAACAATGATCTGATTTGTTTACCAAATTCTTTATTACGAGCAGGTATCTGTTGTAAGTTTGGATTTGACATTGATAGTCTGCCTGTGGCTGTACCACCTGAATCAGATTTTAATTGATTAATCTCTGCGTGTATTCTACCTTTGTGTTCGTATCTCAATATAGAATCAATAAATGTAGAATGAAATTTATTCATTTCTCTAGCTTCTCTAATTAATTTTGCTATTGGGTAAGGACAATTGTATAACCAGTTTGTAGTAAAGCTAGGAGCTTTAGTTTTTTCCGTTCTCTGATAGCTTATTTTTAATGCATCAAAAGCTTTTGCTACAGAGGCAGCAGCCCAGATCTCTACATCAACTCCTGAAAGCTTTTTTATCTCTGCTAATTTTTTGTTTTCTTCATTAATAAATTGAGTTTTTAGGTCAGTAGCCTTGTCTAAATCTACACGAATACCGTGTTCTCTCATCTCTATAAGAATAGGAGTAAGTGTAGTTTCTAAATTAAATATATTAGATAGGTTTTGTTTTTCTATTTCTACCTTAAAACGATTCCAAAGTTTTAATGTAAGTTCAGCATCTTGTTCAGCATATGGACCAACATAACTTGCAGGCAATCTCCATAAATCTTGTTTTGCATCTAAACCCCACTCATCTGCTTTTTCTTTTAATTGTGATTCTGATTTTATTTCTCCAAGATAATCAAAGGCTAATGAATTTAATGAATAACTAAATCTATCTTCATTAATTAAAGCTCCTGCTATCATTGTATCTAAAATTTTTCCGTTAGGTTTTATTCCTTGAGAACGTGTCCAACCTATATCGTAAGAAGCATTATGACATACTTTGTCTACAGTATTTTCCATTAAACTTTTAAACCATCTCATAGTAATATTTCTATCCATATTACCTCCAGCTTCGTGTCCAATTGGAAAGTAGCCTTTGAAACCATCTGCAGCTACTGCAATACCTACGATCTCTCCGTCTTTAGTTGCCCAACCTGGGCCTTTAGTTTTAATGTTTGGGTCTCTTGTTTCTAAGTCTACAGCTATAATAGACCTATCTGATAAATCAGGATAAGCTTCTGGAGCTGTCCAATCTGTTTCTGTTTGATTAAATACAAGTTCAGTTGTCATTATTTTGAGTAACTTAAAGCTGTAGTATCTACAGAAAAATTATTTGCTAGAGGATTTGGTTTTTTCATCTTTTAATTTTAAAATTTCTAGTTCGCAATAATGAATTATTTTTTGTAAATCTTCTATCTTATTTTTTGATAAATATCTACAAACGTACTTAACAACGTTTCCCTGAAAGAAGCTGAGATTATTTTTAGATATAAATTCATACGGCTGAATGCGAAAATTTTTATAGTGACTTCCGCCTATCTGCCTGTCTTGTGGAAATACTTCATCAAACATATTTTTATTTGTCATTTATAACCTTCCTGTTGAAACGAGATGCCAAACTAACCAAAGGAAAAAAGTATGTATGATCAGTTGAGAGGATATGTAAGGACTTCTTACTGCGCGTAATACCAGTATACCACACACGCGCTTCAGCCATTTTCTCTTTATTGTTTTTTGTTGAAAAATTAGATGGCCAATTAGATTTCTCATATAATAATACGTTGTCTGCTTCTCCCCCTTTAACGGAATGAATAGTATCGATAATGATTTTGGCATTCTCATTAAATTGAATGTTTCTTTTTATCATATTTTCAAAATAATCCAAGTCTCTAGTCGTAAATTTCCTGTTTAAAACCTTCCACCAATCTTTGTGAGGTGTTTCTAATCCACATTCTTTTTTTAAATATTCTAAATCTAAGGGTTGATTTGGATGAACTTTGTCCCAGGCTTTGTTATCTACTTTACGCCATCCTTTTTTAATTTCTTCTATAAAATCATATAAGATACCTACCTCTTCTCTTGTAATAGTTTCCCCTGCGGTTAACTTATTCCAATGGCTTATAGCGTTCCATTTATTGATATTAAATGATTTGTTGCCTTTCATATCTTGAAAGTATAGGCCTTTAGCTCTTGCATATTCTTTTAATTCTTCAACATTGTCACCAACTCTACCAAGAATAAACCAAGTTCCTTTCAACGAATCAAAAGGTATCTCACTAAATCTACTATAAGTATGTATAGTTCCTTGATCTTTATTTACAGAGTAGAAGTTCTTCTCTTGTCTTTCAGGTATAAACTGCAATATCTCTTTAGAAAATTCTAGTATTGTTTCATTTAATCTGTAAGATTTATTTAAAACAAATATATTACCTGGAAAATCTAAAAAACATCTAACCTTTGCACCATTCCATTCATAAATAGCCTGGTCATCATCTCCAGCTAAATAAACTCTTTTAGCTTGTTTAGCTACCTTTTCCACAAATAACCATTGTAATGGAGTTAAATCTTGTGCTTCGTCTACAATAAATACTTTATAGCTAGGTGGATTAACTTCTTTTACATATTTCTCAACCATATCAGTAAAATCCATCTTGTTATCTTTTTTAAACTTCTCATAGTTTCTTATTATATCTGTAAATTGATTTAATCTTACTTTCTTAATTGGTTCAGCTTTATATAGATCTATAGGATCTACTAACATATTCCTAGCTTTGTCATATATTCTAAGTGACCAATTATTAAATACTTTTTGATTTGCATCTTCTTCTGAAAAGTTTGCACTGATAGTTCCCCAGTCAGTATGAAATTTCAACATATCCGTTCTAGGATCTAGTACAGGTAGTCCTGAAAATTGTCTTTTACAAAAAGAATGAATAGTTCTAAAATTAGAAAAATCATCTTCTTTGTATTGTTTAAATTTTTTTACAACTCTGTCTACTGCTTCATCAATTGCTTTGTTTGTGAAAGATACATAAACCATTTCAAATGGTTGCACACCTAATCTAAGATGTTTCTCAACAATCTTAATTAATCTAGTTGTTTTACCTGTACCTGGTGGACCAAAAATCTTAAAACTTTTATTGTGAATCTGGGTCGAATCCTGGGAGGCTTTGTTTGAATGTAACATTACGTTCCTTTACGTCTTCCTGCGCTGGTTTAGGTACTTTCCATAGTCTAGCTTTGTATCCATTATGGCCTCTCACATATTCAGCACCATTATCAATTAATAGTTCTTTTACTTCATCTCGTTTTAAATTGTTACCATCTTTTTTTAAAAATTTTTTAAATACTTCTGCTCTAAAGAAAACAAAACTTCCTTCAATAAAAATATAATCAGATTGTGTTTGTGATATATCATCTGCAATTTGGCTATCATCAAGAAAATGTTTAAATAAATATTGAAACTCATCTTTGTCATCATCTGTAAAGTCATATCCTTCTACATCCGATTGCATTCCTTTAAGATAGTTTAACCACATATTAAATTGTTCCTTCTCCATTGTTTTCCATACAATGTCAGAATCAAA